ACGGGGCCGACGGGGCCGACGGGGCCGACGGGGCCATCGGGAACGCCTTCCACTACTTATAATGCGGTGGGTTCTTATGTTTTTGCTAGATATGATACACAGTTACACGCAGCCTCGACTACGTCAGGTTCAAACTTAAATCCATCCAACGCAGGTAGCATCACGAATTATCCCATACCATCAGGGTCGGCGTTATCTGGCACTTGGCGGGCTATGGGTTGGAATAAGGGGCCGTGGTCGTCAGGCTCAAATTCAACCCTTTATGTTAGAATATCTTAATAAAAGGATGCAATTATGCCAACATTGCCAATAACAGAATTTCGAAATGCGAAATCGCTTAATACATACGATACAATGTTTGATGTGGAAATAAATCATCCACATTTTGGTTGGATACCATATACGTTGCTGCCAAACGATACGGACATGACGGTAAACAATGATAACCTACTTGCCTTAATTGGCTCCGATTTTTTGCCTTACGTTGCACCTACTCAAGATGAGTTGGACGCTAAAGAAGCAGAAAACGTAAGATCCTTGAGAGACTATAAGTTATCGGAAGAAGTTGATCCTTTAGTTTTAAATTCTCTGCGCTGGAGTGGTCTTACAGATGGGCAACGTACTGCATGGGCGCAATACAGAACAGACTTGCTAAATGTTCCTCAGCAAGATGGTTTTCCGCACAATGTGACTTGGCCGACTAGGCCCTAAATAAAGATTAATAAGCTAATAGTGAAAGGACACGAAGATGGCTATAAAAGTAGGTGGAACAAGCGTCATTAATGACAGCCGACAATTGCAAAACATTGCAAGCATTGACAGCACAACAGCGGCTGCACTGTTGCGAGGTGCAGATGAGATTGGATCTTATGCGCTTGCGTTAAATGCCGATGAACATGACTTTGGCGACACATTAGCGGGATCAAGTTTGAGGCCAGCTAACGCAGGGGGCCGTGGAAAGATTCCAGCAGAGTATTTGACTGGCACTTGGAGATGTATGGGGTACAATACGGGTTCCGCTTTCACTGGATCTGACACAACTCTTTGGCTGAGAATATCTTAATATGTCACTTACTGCTTTAGAAAGGGGTGAGCATATGAGGCAAAATTGGCAAATGTGGTCTGGCGGTTTATCCGATACAGACTTATCAATGATCTTTGCGGAAGCTTCAAGGATCGACACACATACGGCTAAAACTTTTAACAACGCGGATGCAAAAACCAGATCAAGTGAAATTAAGTGGTTGACTGGCAATCAATCTATTCAAAATATTCTTTGGGGGTATGTAAAAGCGGCAAACGAGAACGCATTTCACTGCCAAATAGAAAATATTTGCGATATTCAGTTTACAGAATACCACGCCAATAAAGGTGGTCATTATGATTGGCACATAGACGTAAACTGGGATGGCGTCTCTGGAAGAGACAGAAAACTAAGCGTTACTGTCCAGCTTTCAGACACAGGCGAATATGAAGGCGGCGGCTTTGAGTTTGGAGAATGTCTAACGCCAGACGCCTCATCCCGCGTCAAGGGAACTGTATTAGTGTTCCCAAGCTATTTGCAGCATAGAGTTTTGCCTATCACAAGCGGTACAAGACGTTCTTTAGTGGCATGGTTTGAGGGGCCAAGGTGGATTTAAATGATTAGCGGAAGCCCAATATCCAGTGCAGCGATTGCTGACGTAGGTACGTTTGCGCAAACTATTCCGAATGAAAGCGTTTCTACCGGCGTGCCGACCGTGGACGCCACGGCAATATCTCAAGATCATGTCGTAACACTGGTTTATACTGCAAACCCAGCAAGCGTGCCAAACTTAACTTGCTTTGAGGATGAAAGCTTTTCGGCGCCCAATGTTATTGCTGGGCATGTTCGTGTCGGCGATGGTGTATTTACTCAGGAACACACGTTGGCGGGTGCCGATGTATCGGCTCAAGTCCCAACGGTTGCTACATCCGCAATAACTCAGGTTCACAGTATTGCGGCAAATGATGTAAGCGCCGGATCGGTAAGCGTTTCGACTGCGACCGCGATAATTCAGCACGTTTTGGCTGGCAATGATGTTTCCACGCAAAACCCAACAATCGCTACATCTGCGATAACTCAGGTTCACAGCATTGCGGCAAATGACGTTAATACATCAAACCCAACAGCGGCAAGCTCGGCAATCGCGCAAGACCACCAGATCACGACTGATGGCGTTTTGTGCGGATCTGTAGATGTCGGGCTTGCGAGGTTTAAGTGGCAGGAGGAGCCCGTAACGCCGACGACTTGGGCTGATCAATCTATATCTGCCAACACTTGGACAGAACAGGAGGCGGCGTGATGGACGCTGACATGCTTTGGACGGCGGCATTGACCGCCGGATTGGGCCTGATCGGCTGGGTATTGAGGAGCGCTGTGGACGAAATGCAGCGCCTCAATATTCTGCTGAACAAGACCCGCGAAGAAATGGCCAAGGATTACGTCACCAAGGCTGACAGCACGACCGTCATGGCGCAGATCGTGGCGCGCTTTGATCGCATCGAGGAAAAACTTGACCGCCTGATGGAGCGGTGATCTGCTCGCTCGCCAGCGTAGCCGTTGGCGTGCTTGCCTATGGGCAGCTTTACACCGCGTGTATATACAGATGCCCATATCCATCCTTCTGGTATCATTATCCGTATGTTATAAGGGTGGAGTATAATAGTGGATGCCCGCGTTCTGCCGACGTGGGTAGAGATGCCAAATGATCGATCCTGCAACCGCAATCATGGCCGCTGGCGCTGCGTTTAACGCAATTAAGAAGGGTTGCCAGATCGGGCGTGATCTGGAGGGCATGGCAGGCGATCTGGGGCGCTGGTCTAAGGCGATCAGCGACTTCGACTTTGCAGCGAAGCGCGTAGAAAATCCCAAATGGTATCAAAGCTTCGGCAGCGTAGAGCAGCAGGCAATGGATCTGTTTGTGCAGAAGAAGCAGCGCGAGAATATGCGCGACGAGCTGCGCAAGATGATTAGCGAAACGCTTGGCCCATCTGCGTGGCAGGAGTTGATCCGCATGGAAAACGAGATACGCCAGAAGCAGAAGGATGCGCAGTATAAACGCATCGAGCGCAAGGAAACCATCATCGCGTGGGCGGCTGGCCTGTTCCTGTTCCTGCTCTGCGTGGGCGCGCTGTTTGGCTTTGTCTGGATCGCGGTGAAACGCTGATGGCTGACGGCGTGTCAGGCATAGGCAGCGCACCGTTTAACGTAGGCAGCGACATACACCAGCAAACGCAGACGCGTGAGCGCATAGAAGCGCATCTGGTAGAGCAGAGGGTAGCCAAGGAGCATAGGGCCAACCACGCGCATCTGGACGCGCTCAGGGAGCAGAAGTTGGACTTAGGCAAGGCTTATGATAGGTTTGGCACCAAGACCAATGCTGACAGGCCGCAAGGCACAAACATCAACATAGAGGTTTGAATATGACACCAGAGAAACTAGACGCTTGGCGCATTGTTCCGCGCTTGCTTATCCTGAGCTACATGGTCGTGTTTTATCAGACGTGTAGCTGGTTCATGGCGCTTGATTTGCCAAACAACGCGCAGGCAGGCTTTGTTAGCGTGATCGTGGGCGCCGGAGCGGCGTGGTTCGGTCTATATGTGAACGGGGGCAAGAAATGAACATCCTAAGTGCTCTGATCGGGCCTGCAACGGATCTCGCTGGCAAGTTTATCCAAGACAAGGATGCCGCCGCCAAGATGGCGCATGAGCTGGCAACGCTTGCCGACAAGCAGGCTCAGGAGGCCATGCTGGCGCAGATAGAGGTCAACAAAGCCGAAGCTTCTGGCAACTGGTTTCAAGCGTCATGGCGTCCGCTTTGCGGTTATGTGTGCGTTCTGGGGTTGGCGGTAAACTTCCTGATCTCGCCAATCGCTGCGGGGTTTGGATTCATGGTGCCGCAAGCCGACATGTCGGTGATGATGCCGGTACTAACGGGTATGCTCGGATTGGCCGGAATGAGGTCATATGAAAAGGTTAAACAGGTGACGAAATGACTTTTAAATTGAGCAGACGCAGCCTTGATAGGCTTGAAGGGATTGACGATGGCCTGCAGGCAGTTGTGAAGATGGCTATCACGCTGACCAAGACCGATTTTGGTGTGGTGCAGGGGATGAGAACCATTGAACAGCAAAAGGAGTTGGTCGCCAAAGGCGCAAGCCAAACCATGAAATCAAAGCACCTTGAGGGCAAGGCATTCGATATCATGGCCTTCATAAATGGCAGGGCAAGTTGGGAGCTGTCGGTCTATGATGATTTGGCGGATGCCATCAAAGAGGCGGCCATACAGCTCAATGTGCCTATATGCTGGGGTGCGGCGTGGGCTACAGCCGAAATGCCATACCCAATGGATATCAGAAAGTGGGAAGGAACGATGGAAGAGGCTATGAACGCTTACATCGATCTTCGCAGGTCACAATCGCGCAGGCCCTTTATAGATGGCCCGCACTTTGAACGCATAGATTAGCCAAGCGTAGACGATTTGATGCGGACGTAGTATACTCAGCGAAAGATGAGGATTTAACATGACAATCACGATAACCAAAGCGACAGTGGGCGGTTCTGAAGACCAGTGGGGCACTATAACGAACACTGCTCTTGATGATCTTGTAGATGTATTAAACGGAGTGACCGCCAGCACGCCTGACTTAACCGCTGGATCGTGGAAGGTGGGCGGTGTAGTCATTTCAGCGACCGGCGCTGAAATAAATTATATCGATGGCGTAACCAGTAATATCCAGACACAAATCGACGGCAAGCTCACCGGCTCTAATGTGGCAGCCACTGTGACCACACTGACATCCACAACCGTAAATGCAACGACTATCGATCTTGGCGACTGGACAATTACTCAATCTGGCGGTGATTTGAAATTTGCATATCAGGGAACGGACAGGCTAAAACTAGCCAGTGACGGGTCTTTAACGGCAGAGGGTGATATTGAGACGTCTGGCAGCGCATAGGTAGAAATTGAGGATTTAATAGATGACACTTGTTCCTCTGGATATACCCGCTGGATTTTACCGCAACGGCACTGACCTCGAACAGTCTGGACGCTGGCGCGATGGCAGCTTGGTGCGCTGGCGCGATAACAGCTTACGCCCGATTGGCGGCTGGCAAGAGCGCAAGGCATCGTTCTGCACCAACCCTGTGCGCGGGATGCACGCTTGGGAAAGCAACGACGGGTCTGCGTGGCTTGCTGGGGGCTCGCACAGCGAGTTGAAAGCCATGACTGGTGCTGGGGTTACCTATGACATCACACCAAGCGACTTAGCGGCTGGACGTGAAGACGCCGAAATTGAAACAGGGTATGGCTACAGCTTTTACGGCACAGGCTACTATGGCACGCCGCGTCAGCAACTTGCATCCTCTGTGCCTGCAGAGGCAACGACGTGGAGTTTGGATAATTTTGGAGAATACTTGGTCGCCTGCCATAAAGATGACGGACGCCTTCTTGAGTGGCAGCTTGGCACAGGCAGCGACGCTGCAGTAATTGCAAATGCGCCGACAAATAATATGGGCTTGCTGGTCACAGAAGAACGCTTTATCTTCGCGCTGGGCGCGGGCGGCAACCCGCGTACAGTGTCATGGTGCGATCAAGAAAATAACACCCTATGGGCACCCGCGTCCACGAACCAAGCCGGCTCTCAAATCCTGCAGACGTCTGGCCAGATCATGCAGGCGATCCGCACCAAGGGGCAGACGCTAATTATCACAGATACAGACTGTCACGCGGCTGTATATGCAGGCCCACCGTTTATTTACTCATTTTCACGCGTTGGAACCAGTTGCGGGGCCATATCTCGCAAATCTGCCGTTGATACGGATTTGGGCGTGTTTTACATGGGGCAGCGTGGGTTCTTCTATTTTGACGGCAACAGCGTGCGCGAACTGCCGTGTGACGTGCATGATTATGTTTTCGGCGACTTTAACAACGCGCAGCAATCTAAAGTGTGGGGCGTGGCAAACGGGCAATTTGGGGAGATTTGGTGGTTTTATTGTTCCGAGAATAGCACCGAGATTGATAGATATGTCGCTTACGACTACACCGAGCGGCATTGGCTGATTGGCAACTTGGCGCGCACGTCAGGCACAGAGCGTGGCGTTTTTCGCTATCCATTTATGTCTGGCGAATATTCACAAACTGTGAACTACACTGTTACGGTTGTGAATGATGGTGGAAATAAATACGCAATAGAAGGCATTTCTGGGTCTGCCCCGACCCTAAGTTTTGCGCGAGGAAACACATATGTGTTTGACCTTTCAGACGCCTCAAACGCTGGGCATCCTTTTGCATTTAGAACAAGCGCAGATGCGTCTTATACAACCGGCGTAACTACGACAGGTACAGCCGGACAAGCTGGGGCAAAGGTCACTATCGTCGTGGCGTCAGATGCGCCAGACAGCTTAAAATACTATTGCACGGTTCATGGTAATTCGATGGGCAACACAATTGCGGTTGGCGGGCCTGTCAGTATTTTTGAGCATGAGGTTGGGTTGAACGTAGACAGCGGCGCAGTATTCGCGGAAAGCGGCCCTGTCTCGATTGGTAACGGCGACCAGACAGCGCATGTCACGCAGTTAGTGCCAGACGAAAACACGCAGGGCGACGTGAACGTGACATTTAAGACACGCTTTTATCCAAACGACACAGAGACAAGCCACGGGCCATTTACGCCCACCAATCCGACTTCTGTGCGATTTGCTGGCCGTCAGCTAAGGATGCGCGTTGAGGGCGCTAAGCTGGCCGCGTGGCGTGTTGGGAATATGCGTGTTGATGTTAAGCCGGCAGGGCGTCGGTAATGGCATCCCCGATACTACCACCGATTGGCGATGATCTTCGCCAATGGGGAAGGGGCCTGACGCGTTACCTGACGATCAACTTGTACAAGCTCGGATTTAAGACGCCTGACAGTAGCCCCGCTGAAAACGGCGTCATCTTGTGGGATAATGTGAACGGTTATCCTGTTGTGTCAAAGAATGGCGAGTTTAGACAGATCGTTCTGGAAGATGGCCACGCTGATTTTATTAAAACGGCTGACGTCGTGCCGGCGGTTGCGAATACAGCTTACAAACTGACTTACGACGCTCCCACCGGCAATGAAGGAATAACACAAGGGACACCAGCTTCAAGAATTGTTTTCGAGGAAGCTGGAGAATATGTGATTTCGTTTTCCGCGCAAATATCATCGACGTCAGCCAGCACGGTTCACTTCTACTTCTGGCCAAGTATAAATGGCACTGACGTCGCCAATAGCGCAATGACGACTGCGCTGCACCAGAACAACGCCACACTGGTGACATCCCGCACGCAGATATTCACCGTGACGGCAGGGCAATATCTTGAAGTCAATTACATGATTGACAGTACAAGTGGCTTCTTGAATTACACCGCAGCGTCTTCTCCAGTGCCCGCAATACCTGCGTCAACGCTTTCGATTACGAGGCTTCACGGATGATTGATAATGTTGTACAATTCGGGCAAGCACAGCGTGTGACGGTCTTACCAGTGCCGGAGGGCGAGGTTGCAAACTACATCGATAGTGGCTTGGAGTTACTGGCTCCAGCGGTTAGACGGGTTGACCAAAACGTCAATCTGGAAGATGTAAGAGAAGATATAATGGCTGGCACATCTATATTGTGGCTAGTTTACGTTGGAGACAAGTTGACCGCAGCGATCACCACATGCGTTGTGAAACACCCTCAACGTAAGAACCTCAAGATAGAATTTATGGGCGGTAAGTACATGCA